CGATGCAACTCTACGCGTTTGTTCATACTGCGAATTGTTCTCCTCATCATACGGAGATTCCACTCCGCTGTCTAGTGGTTATGCCAGTATGCTCTCCTGTTGCTCTAAGTCGTGAATGTGGGAACAGTATCCACAGACCTTCGCCTCGTAGCATGAGCACCTATACTGCTGCTCTTTGTTTGACCACATTTGAATGTAGCTCCACCCTGGAAACTTCTGCGCAGTTGCCAAGTGGACCATAACACTTCCCTGCAGGCGGATCTCTACATTGCGGATATGTTCTCCAGTAAGCGCGTAGAAATAGGCTGCAGGAAGGATAACGCCATATGGGAATGGCAACGAGATGCTATTCCCAGTAAGGATCTGGTGATGGACCAGCAGAACTCGTTGCGAGCTAACTGGGACCCGACCAAGAAAGGTATCCATATCTCCTCCCTAGAATCCGTCAGGTGAGAACTCATCAACATACGTGGCGCGTTGATGTGCTTCTTGCTCAAGTGGTGTGAGCGCATTCCATGAGAGCATGAGGAATATGCCATTGCGATAGGTAGGGAACAGCAGCGAGTCCTCAATGTGCTGTTGGAGGTCTCTGTCAATAATGCGCTCAAGGGAGGTCGTTTGGTTGGCTGGTAGTTGCGTGGTTGAAATGGACATGGTAGAATCCTTTCGAGGTGTTGCCTCTGGCCTAGTAAACGAGGGGCTTCACCAAATGCTAGAGCGCTTGTCTTCAAAGGCAGGCGCTTTCTTTTACCTGCCTATATTATACTCTAAGTTGTCATGAGTTGTCAATGTTAGGTCTATGTTTGACAAAACTTATAATAACTCTGTATAATGTGTCTAATGGCTAACACTAAACTGTCACCACGGGAGGGATACATGAAGAGAGAGTTTCTCAATATTAAGCAGGTACAAGAACTTCTTGGTATTAGTGAACGTACGGCGTTTCGCTATATCAGGGGTGGAGAGTTAAAAGGTTTCAAGGCTGGCCGCGAGTGGAGGTTTGAACCGTCTGATATTGATGCGTTTATTCAAAAGCGGCGTGAGCAGGCTGAAGCAGATTTGAAGGACAAGAATGTGGCGTAGCCCCGCGTGCGTCTCAGTGCATCCCGACAACGCAAGGAAGACGCACGCGACAAAGCTCTCTCTACAGTATACCGAATAATAGAATTGTACACAAGAAGGGATAGACTTGGTACCCTAAAGGAGAGAGGGAGCATGAAAGCTGTACTGAGAAAAGAGGACACGCCAAGAGGGAGATGGAGTCTGATGGGAGGCAAGATCAAAATGAGTGCCTTCAATTTCACTCCTGATGCTTTTGAACAAGAGCGAATACAGAAAGCTACGCGGGGCGATTGGGATGCCATGATCGATCTCGCCTATCGAGATATCCTCTATGATGCGTTGAGAGAGGCGTGGGTACGCGTACCTGAAGAGGACTTTGATCGGAGGCGTAGTGGAGTATGAGTGGGTCAGATTCGCACATTGGAGATAATATTCTGGCGTGGTTTTATCCGAACAAAGAAAGCGTGTATCGTATGGACCTGCGAACAGAGGACGGATGGACTGAGGGAGTGCCATTGACCATGAGCAGGAAACTCGCCTTTGCCACATTCGACTTCTTAACACAGACCTGGGTACAAGAAGTCGTGATGTATCGGGATGACAAAGAAATCAAACGACACGAGCAGGCAAAGGAGGAAATACATGCAAGTGACAATAGTTGACCATTTGTCAGGATGGAGTGACCCATCTGAAATTATGGTGATGGATATGGAGGTCATCCCACGTGAGGGCGAGTATATTCGTCTCACGCTCGGAGAGATACTCGCCTTTCTCAAGGTGCGATCTGTTGAGTGGCACTTGGACACGCGGGATTATGTGACTTGTGGTGAGCACCGTCACGAGATAGTACTTCGAGTTGCTGGTGCGGATCAGACAACCAGTGACTATCTCCAGAACGCGTTGAGAGAGAAGATGAAGCAGAATGAGCAATCGTGATACCCAGTTCAAGCAGTTCGCTGAGTTGTTGTTTGCTGAACTGTTGGCCGTTGATGATGGACGAATTGATGTGAGCACCTATAACTTTATGGACAATGAGATGATCAACACCTATCGCGCTATCATTGCTCAACGGGCTTATGACCTGGCATCCCACGTTGTGACGCAGACGACCCTCACCGCACATGGCGATATGGACAAGATACCAGATATGGGCAAGTGGCCCGAATAGGAGGAACAGAGATGCAACAAGAACGCATAGACGCCATGTCTGCTCTCATGGTACAAGTCAGAAAAGCACAGCAGGATATTGGTGAAGTCCTGGTGGCCTCTCTTGCAGATGCCGCGAAAGAATTAGGCAGCGTTGAGGCTCTCGTTCATGGACGCCCTGGCTCCTGGGAAGCCGATATTGTTCGACGGATGGCGCTCGCTGGTCACTACGTGAGAGTGACCAACCTGGACGAGAGCGTGGTCCGTGGACTGTCTGTCCTCTTCATCGAAATGGGAGAGGCGCGAGAAGACGGTGGTGATATCCTCTCTCAGGCAATGGGACAGGCAGTCAATGAGTTGGGTGGACTCAAGGAGTTTGCCGGAGACAGTCAGTGGTATTGGGATCTCGTCAATATCGGGTGCCAGTATTCACGCTATCCGTTCCCAGTGAAGTAGCTCTAGATCCAATATGGTATACTCTCCCATGTGAGAGAATGCATGTCCCTGAAGGAAAGGGAGACAACGCCCACCAGTCTTGGTGGGCGTTGTTCGCTAGCTATGACTTGTAGGGGTAGAGCTATGTAAGGTGACACCCGCTACTTTGCGGCGGGTGTCACCTTACATAGCTCTACCCCTTGTAATGCTAAATGGACGCGCTGCGAGGCATGATATGAAGTTCGTAGTCTGAATGGCATCGTATTCTGTTCACAGGTTTTTTTCTATCAGCATACATGATCCATACTGAGTCTCCATTTTGTTTGACGTTTGTGACGAGTCCAACTGGGTCTAGACCCAGGTCTAAGTGATCGCCCTGGATGACCTGATTTGCATGTACTTTGAGTGGTTCTATGTAACTAACCGCTTCTAAAGAGAAGTTAATGGGAAGCAATATTTCCTGTTTTCGATGAGAAGTACCTCGTGCTTGATTCGCCCTGTCTTTGGTGGCTTGCGATAGTGGCATATATTGGATATTTGTTAAGAGAATATTTTGCTGAGTATATGCATGAATGTAGTACCTTTCCCTTGTTTTTGCTTTCTCTTTGCCTTCTACAATCTCAATGATGTTCATTTTGGGCAGCAAATTTTCGGATTGGATCTCACTTATTCTTGTGCTTTTTACTTCATTTGTATCTTTTACTGTCAGGTGTTGCATCATTCTCCCATTGGGATGGTTTGTGATTCCAATGTAAAAGGTCTGGTCTGTTCGAGGGTCAATGAGTTCGTAGACGAAATAGAGCATATTCCTCTCCTTGTGGGTAATGATATATAACAACGTGTTACATATCATTACTATACGTTATTTGGTTGGTAAAATCAAGTATTATTCAAAACTAATCGTTTGGCTTAAGCGATAAAAGACGCCTTCCCAACAGGGAAGGCGTCTGATCTAATCTCCAGGATGTCGGTGTTGCTGCCAATTATTGAGGGATACCGCATATTCTGAATGTTTGAGGAACAACTCTCCGAGAGCACGTTGATATGCTTTCAGAAGTGGGACCGATGAGTTGAGAATATCAAGCCAGTACGTGTACCGCCTTCTGACAGGTTCTGCATATTGTCTCATGTGCATTCTCACGCTCAACAGAATACCACTTTTGGATTCGGTATAGGCGTAAAGGCGAGGTATGATAATTCCCTGTTTGCCTAGTTGCTCTAACTCTTTGCTGACTCCACGTAACAGTATGCCTGTATGTCTACGTCGCAAAGATCGCTTGATACTAGGATCACTACCAATGCTTACGATGATGCATCCAGTAGGTTTGCCTGGCTCCAGTTTCTGTACCATCTCTCCAGTGATATCTCTCCCACGAAATTCATTGCGCATATAGGCTTCGATACGCTCATCAGTAAGTGCGACGATATGAAGGTAGGCTACTACATCACCATTGGATTTCCTGACTACGTAATGTCCCTTTGGCTCCTTCTCAAACCATTCTGTGCGTGTTGGTGTCTGGATAGGGCGAAGTGTTGCTGTCTTAAAAAGCTTCTCAGAGACAAGAGTTATTTTTTCGAGGTCACCAATAGTTGCTGGAGAGAATTGTACATCTGTCTCTTCGGTCAGTTTTCCCTTTTCTTCTCTCACCAACTTCTCTAATTCTTGAATTTTATAATATTTTTGTTTGCGAGATTCCGGTCCATGTCGCAGCAAGCGTCCTTGCTTTACGTATTTATAGACCATACCCTCGCTTATATGAAGCCCATGATTGTCTAAAAATTGTATGGCATCCTTTAGGTTGAGATGTCCTTCAGGTGGTAGTGGTCGTGGCATGCAGTGCTCTTATGCCTCCCCGTGCGTGTTTAGCTAAGTATACGGTATTCCCTACCATTTTTACAATCCCTACAATAATTACTGGACAATATTCTCATGATAGCGATATTTCCCATTTTTGTCCGATAATCAAAATTTGGTTGTGAAAACACTTGACTTTAGCCAACCGATAGAGTAAACTAACAAATAAGAACACTAATGAACATTCGAGTTGTAGGATGGCAATGATAGAGATCAAAGGAGAGACGTATCTACTGGCGTGTGAGGCAGCGAAAACATTAGGAGTTGCACGGACTACGTTTTATGGGCGATATCGGGAATTGCTTCAGGCATTTAGAATTGGGGCGAGGCGGCGAATACACTATAGGCTATCAGATATAGAGCAATTGAACAAAGCGGAACCGATAGTGGCGCAAGGGGGATGAGTCCATCTTGCCCATGATACCATTCATACTGTGAATGCTTTTGCGATAGAAGGAGAGAAACGATGGAAGAAGAAGTGGCGGTGGTCGTGACGGACGATCCACGGCTGGGGCGCTATGCGACGGACTGTGAAGGGTTTCGTGGGAGGATCAGCACCATTTGGCGATGTTCCGATGGGTCTGAGTTGTTTGAGATCAGCGATGGTGGACATGCTCATGGCGGATTGGAACGAGATCAAATCCAGATAGAGGAGGCAGAGTGATGGAACGAGTAGAGGTTGAGCGACTACTGCAGGAGGCGAGGGAGATTCCTGTTGAGATGGGGCAGGCGAGCGCCATTAGTCAGGTTCAGGTCGCATTGCAACGTGGGATACCTGGGCAGGAAACGGCTAATGGCGGTGACGATGATCCTGTAGGTGGACCAGAAGGGACCATTCCTCGGTTTAGCCACCTCTTTGTGGACTGGTGGCGGTCTGGAGGCCCTGTCACCTCAGAATTGGTGGATGAAGTCTGCGCATTGATGCAATGACAGAAAGATGTGGGAGGGAATGGGTATGTGTTTTTTGTAGCGTGTTTGATAGGGCAACACCAGACATCTGGTGAGGATTGAAACTAGCGCGGTCACTAGAGCTTGTCAATCGGGCACTCAGCGGGTTGATAAGCATGTGGTGAGTGAGCCACGAGTCGTTGTAGTGCGGTTTGTCGTTTGAATCTGTCATGCGGATTTTGTAGGTGTCGTTCTCGTAGTTTTTGCGCTCTGTGCCAGTGTTGTTACCACTGGCACAGAGCTGACCGCAAACGTGAAAGGCCACGTTCATGGCTTCCGCCATAGTAGCATCTCCAGTGGATGCGCACAAGCAAATAAGTCAAAGTGTCACCCAATTTCCTACTGTCACTGTATCGTCGTCTCTTCCCGGTCTCACCGTGCTGCATTACCCGATACCCGGTGATTCTACACGGGAATGCGTCATTCTTGAGCACAGGGAGCCATTTCATCCAACCCTGGCAACTGGCGTGCGTCGTCTGAGTGGGAAGACATCTGCGAAGGCTCGCCGTGTCCCTATGTTGCTCAGTCATGATGGGACTGTCTACTCGTCCAGCGTGTTCGCACCTCTGGGGAGCCAGGTGGAGGTGAGACGATGATGAAAAACACCACGAATGATGAATTGTATATCGTCGTCACTGATGAGAGCACAGAACCGCCAACAACCAGCGAATGGAGTACTGACTGTGCCTGGTGTCTTGTTGAACAGGGTAGTGAATTAGGCGAGGGTTCACACGGAATATGCTCTCCTCATGCAGAAGCCGTTTATGCTTCCTATCAAGCACGGCATGGGAGGGCAGCATGAGCGAGACAGAAGAGAGGCAAGAGGGGTTGCCTGACTTGACGCCAGTCCAGGTAAGTTGGGAAAGCATCCGTCTCCCTGGTGGAAGTCGGGTCGTGACCGTCAGGAGTAATCGACCCCTTTTCAGGATGATGGTCATCACGGGGAAGCAGCATACGGAACAGGCAGTCTATCAGGACTCGTTCGGGTATGTGGCGACCTTCCAGATCCCAAACGGTGGGAGCGTTGATGGAACGTTCTTCATCATGCCACAGGGGAAGTTGGTGGAGCGATGAGCGAGATGGTACCAGGGACACTCACCATTCACCTCATCCAGGGCGATGTGGACCTGCACGCTATTGGGGTGCCACGGTTCGTAGAAGAAACGGCTTCCTGGGTCAGTTGGACCATCACCGGATCTCATCCGTTTGTCATGGGGGATCAGGCAAGCGAGGAGTACAAGGAGGGATATCACGTGGTCCAGCGACTCCTGCCAGTTGATGCTGAGGTGAAGGTGTTGATCAAGGGGCTTCTTCTTACGGTGCAGAAGGGAGTGGGAAAGGAATGAGCATTTGGCACTGTCCCTCCTGTACGGGTGTCTGGACGCAGCGAGGGGTGATCTGGTCTTGTGTGCAAGATCATCCTGAGCAAGAAGACCTGCCAGACTTCTCTACCTGGAGCGGGGAAACACTGAGGTGGCTGTACGACATCCTGCAGAAGTGGCCGCAGGAGTCTCGCCCTCCGAACGTGCAGGAAACGATCAGGCGGATTGAGCAGGTGATGGATGAGCGGAAGAGAGGGATGTCATGAATCGGCTTTCTGAAAACTGGGGTGTCTATGGGTGGAAGCTCATTCCTCACCTCATCAGTGATTGTGTCACGGAGATGAACACACGACAGCGGATCAGCATGGGGGTGCTGATGGTGTTTGTGTATGCTCTGGTTGCAAAAGTGGATTGGGGAGAGTGGCTCCCGCTTATCGGGGTCCTGCTCTGGGTGACGGTGGCATGGAGTATGTGCCTCATCGGGGAAGGCTGGTCTGTGCATTGTGCCTCTCGCTATGGTGAGTCCGAGTCTCTCACAGACGAGGAAGGTATGGGAACTCTCGATGTGGAACAGGAGGAGCGGGTGTGAGGAGGAAGCGATGTGTACGGCAGGTTCTGCAGATGTCTCTTTGTCTGGTTGTTCTCTTCTTTGTGATGGTCATGGGTACTGCGTGTACGAAGGCAGAGCAACAAACCTTTGGCACCAATGGGGATGGGTTCTATTCAGTGATCGGGGTGCCAACGATCACTGTGTCAAAGATAGATAGTATTCTCTGTAACGCTGGCAGTCCCGCGTGTGGGACGGGTAAAAGCCTGTATGACCTGGGAGTGCAGTACACCATTAACCCAGTGTACGCACTGGCCTGGTTTCGTCAGGAGTCAACGTATGGCACCGCTGGCGTAGCACGTTCCACCCATGCGTTGGGCAATATTCAGTGTTCGCATGGATATGCCTGTTATCAAGGGTTTCGGTCTTACTCGGGTTGGGTGGTAGGCTACGAGGATTGGTACAAACTTATTGCTGGACCGGTTTATGTAGGGTCTGGTCTGACCACGGTGAATGCTATTGCACAGAAATATGCTCCATCTGGCAGTAACAACACGATTCAGTATGTCAGGAGTATCGAGTCTTTTGTGGACTCGTGTAGTGCGTAGAAACCGTCCTGCCGGGCTTGACAGGACGGAAAGGAAAAGATATGAGCGCAGAATTTCGCGGGGCGAAGAAAACCTCGAAACTGGAGGATACCCTGGATGATACGGCTTTCGAGGCGATCCCTGAACATCCTCCCTATCTCAAGTTTGGCATTGGCGTCTGTGAGTTCCTGTTTGGATTTGTCTGCAATTTCGTGCAGGTGGTGACTTCGACGATTGGAATCTTGTCTCTCGTCCTGGGGTCATCCATCGCGCTGGTGGGCCTCACTCATCTCATGGGGGTTTATCCGTATGCTGCTACCATCGCGCTGGTGATTGCCTGTGCGATCCAATTGTTCTTGCACAAAAATGCGCAGTCGATGAGCAGCACCTATCAGCGTCTCAGACAGATCCAGCATTTCAATATCAAGAGTGTGAATGCTCTCTCGGATGTGAAGGAGGCGATCACCGTCAACTCGGTCTACTTTGCACTGGCGCTTGCCGCCGATATCATCAGCGATGCTACCTTTGTCAATCTCTATTCACGTAATGCCTATGTCATCGTCGGTTGGATGCTTTTCCTAACCGGATCAAGCACATTGCTCATGTATGATGGCGCGACAAGGGTGTGGGGCGCGATTGAGGACTTCAAAGACTATGCCGCCTATCATGCGAGGCACGCTGCCAAAGACACGAAATAGGAGATGCTCATGGGCTTTTTATTCCCGTATATCAATAGGTTGAGGAACCCAATCTACCTGGTGATCCTGGTGATCCTGGTTGGGTTCCTCGCGTCCCAGTTTTCCGGTTTGGGGATGGACGGTATCACCTATGCAGTTCTAGGTGCTGCCGCCATTGTTGTGCTCATTCCACTCGTTGGATCTGCGATAAAAACAGGGTGGCACGCCATGATTCATGGGGAGTCTGGTGTGCTTGATTTCGCGGTCTCACCAGGCGGATATCGTCGAGCAAGGCAAGCAGAGACAGAAGAGGAGCAGGTCGCGCAATCTATTGTGCAGCCTACTCCCAACCGTCCATTTATTATTGATGCTTTGCCATCTGTTGCATCTTCTTCGTCTGTACAGGTTTCTCCGACTGCTGTGGTAAAAGGATCGTCGATGACAGTAGCACCCTATCGCGGTGGTCTGCTTGAGACGAAGCTGAACCTTTCTGCTGACTGTAAGCCTCCTATCAACTTTGTGCTTGGTCGGGCGATTCTGGGCGTTGGTCAACGTGGATCTGGGAAGACGAATCTAGCAGCCCGTCTCATTGAGCAGATTGGGCAGTTCCCTATCCCGATGGCGATCTTCGACTATGAGGAGGACTACCTGACGCTGCCAGCCCTCTCGAAGGTGAAGCCGAACGTGCTCAACCGTTGCGTCATTGCAGGGAGACCTGATTGGGAGGAAGCGTTCCGCTACCGGGAATACTATTGGCAGGTGGATACGGAAAATGCTAGAGAAGTGGGCTATGAGATCTTAGAGCAGGGGGTGCAACTCGTTCTAGAGGTTGGGACGTATCTGACCCTGGAAGAGGGTGCTCGCATCATGACTGAGATCATTCGCGGCATGTTTGACTGGGCCAATGAGCAAGATCCGAAGAAGCGTGTTCCCAATCTGGTCTTGCTCGACGAGGCACAGCACTTCCTGCCTCAGAACTCTGGCGTCTCCAATATTCGTGAGGAGGAAGCTGGCGAACTGCTCAAGGCATTCATGGACATCAATGCCCGTGGCCGCAAGCGTGGATTTACCCCTGCTATCTTCACGCAGCGTATTGCTCAGATCCGCAAAGAGGTGATCGCTGGATCTGAGATCTACTTCCTCATGCGCCAGACGATCAGCAATGACCTGCAGGTCTATGAGGGACTATTGGGCAAGGATGACAACAATAAGCAGCGTCTGGACCGGAGGACAGTGCAGGCATTTGAGAAAGGTGATGGGATTGTCTTTGAGGGTGGAGAGATGTTCATCACGCACTTCGATGAGCGTGAGTCGGAACATCGCGGGAACACACCGAAGCTGGAGCAGGCCCTCAACCGTTACGGGGACAGACCATTGGCACAGCGGTCCAGAAACAAATCACCTCTTGTACCAGATGAAGAGATCGAGGATGAGGATGAACAGGAACTGGAGTGCATGCAGTTGGGGAAAGATGTTTTTATCACGATGGACCAGTTTGCTTTAGCGGTCAAGTTGCGCAAAGAAGGTCTCTCAAAGGGGTATCGAGATTTAATGCCTGTGTTTGAGTTATCAGAGCATCACGCCAAAGAGTTGAACAAGCGTATCCGAGAAGTGTTGGGTCAGGAACCTGAACAAGAGGGCAATGGAGTCTGAGAGAGTGAGTGAGAGACTGCGAGGGGACCCCATTTTGTGCTCGGAGAGACTTCTCTCACTCACTCTCGCGCCATTTTCTCTCACTCTCTCAGCACTCTCGCGGTACATTAGTCTTTCGAAAGGACTTGTAGGTTATGTCATCAAAGCAGAAAATCATCACGCAGGGACTCTTCTGGGGTGCATTTGGCATCTTTCTCGCGGTGTCTATCCCGCATATTGCCTGGGTGGTGTTCCAATATACGCCACAGGATGCGTCCGTTTGGGTCTCGGTGGGGTATGGGGCGCTCTCACTGGGCTACGCGATAGCCATTGATGGCATCATGGCATGGCTGACCCATGCGCAGAGCAGCCAGAAGCGGGCTTTTTCGCGTGATGCCATCTTCACCTGGATCTTTATCTTCGCGCTTGTGGCAATGAGTTGGTATCTCAACTGGGTCTATAACGTGGCTCATGACCCATCACACCAGGGCGGAGAGGTCTGGAAGTTCGCTCTCACCAGCCAGTGGGGGGTTCTCCCTGAAATCACCGTTGGCACGTTTACGCCGTGGCTCCTAGCGGCGCTCCCGGTCTTCACGATTGCCTACGTGGGAGTCCTCAATAATGTTAACAATATGAAGGAAGAGGCAGCAAAAAGTGTGGAGGATCTGGAGAATGAGGCAAAGGTTGCGGTGCGTCGTGCAACGGCGATGAAGCAGATCAAAGATGCGAGATCAAGTGATGATACTGTCGCAAAAGTTGTTGATAATGCTTTCGGTATTGCGGGAAAATTCAAGGAAAATTTGAGGGAGTTTCGTGGCACAAAACGAGATCCTGAGATGGAGAAGCAGACAAAGGTTTTACAGATGTTCCGTGATGTTCCCTCCCTTTTAGAACCACAAAACGAAGAGAATGGTGTGGCAACCATCAAGGAAATGTTGCGGATAAAGCGAGACGCCGAAGCTCGTTTCTGGTGGCTAAAAGCAAAGACACTTCTTGAACAGAAACAGGCAGAAGAGCAGGAAGAAAACGTGGCACATTCTGTGGATGATTCGCTGGAAGAAACTTCCACAGGTGAGACCCACAAAAAGACGACGCAGCAGGATGAAGAGAGCACTTCTCACACTGAAAACAATGCGTCTAAAACATCCACAGCAACACCTGCTTCTACCCGCGCTACAACGCCACTGAGCATCACTATTCAAGAGGCAGCAGCGCAACTCGAACTCAGCGAGGCATACATTCGTGAATTGCGCAATAATGGGAAACTTCGCAGTCCAGCACGTAGTAAAAAAATGATCCTGATCAGTAGTCTGAAAACCTATCAAGAAAGTCGTGCGAAAAAGGAACCAGTAACCGACAAAACAGCATCTATAAAATCGGAACAAAACCACCAACAGAATGGACAAAGTGGTGGGAAGAATGGCAACGGAAGTGGGTACGATAAGGAGACAGAATCTGTTATGAATTTGCCAATGTATACGGCTTAAAGAAAGGGAGTTTTATCGTGAGTTCTACCCAATTTCGTAGTATGTGTGAACTTAGTCTGGTGGCGATTATCATGTCTGGTTTTATCGGGGCATTCCCGCTGTTCAATGGGACCATCATCCCATTTTTGATTGTGTGTGGACAGGGGATCATCTTCATGGTATGTATCCTAGTCACTGTTCGAGTATGGAAACAACAGAAAAGGAGGCAAGAAGCATGAACTGGAAAATGGAGCAGTAGAAACAACTCCTCAGCTAGAAAGGCACCTCTCAAAACTCCCTTTGAGAGGTGCCTTTCTGGTCATCCACCACCTATCCCCCAACGTATCTTTCGACAAAAAAGCATTCACAAAATGAGTAGATTTTGAGTAGACATTGTTATTGCAAAGTGACCCATCATTGGTCACAATGTTTGTATATGTCTCGTCGTCCTATTGTTGAGTTGTCCATATGTTCTAGTGCAGGGAGGCAGTATTAGACAAGAAAGGTTCATGTTGTGAATGGTATCCCGCTTCCTGAGTTAACGCAGGCCCTGGAGGAGTACAAACGCTATGAAGAGGCATTTCGACGAGCCTCTTACTACGGATCTCTCTGTACCTCTTTCCTTCGTGAGCAGTTGCAGATAGCTGAGAAGGTACTAGATGAATTGTTCATCTCCTTCTATGAGATGAATATCGCCCCTCTTTGGGATGCAAGTCAGAGGTGTTTCTATGGCGTCTCTTTTTGTGAGCGTCAATCTGTTCGCAGTGTGAAGGGATGATGGGGAATGAAGATCATGCATGTGTGTGGGGAGTGTCACGAGGCATTTGAGGTGGAACTGCGTGAAGGTGGGCGTGGGTCCGCTCACTGTTGTCCGGGATGCAGGGTCATCTTACGGGAACGGCGCAAAGAGGTAAATAACCAGCGGTATCATCGCTGGTATAGCAAACATCGGGCAGGGCATCATGCAGAGGATATCCGTGCTTGACAGTCCTCTTGTCTGAGCGTAGAGTAGGTTTTCATGGTGCGAGGGATATGCTGCCAAAGGAATCCTTTCGTGGTTGAAATACTCCATAAAGCCTGTTTCTCGCACCTCGTATTGATGACCTCCGTTTCTGAAGACGGGTACACTGAACATGTGTGCGTGTGTGCTTTTCTACCTCTTCAACTACTTCGTGTTCCATGAGGGCGTTCATCCTATTCCACTTTTCCATCAGACATGCGCACACTTGTTGCATTCATGTTGCGAACTATGTACAATAGATAGCAAGAAGCGAGGGTCGTAGGATCATCGGCTGGCTGGAAACCGAGAGAGAAATACTATGAAGTGAAAGTAGATGTCTCTGGCCTTTCCACGTCTTACGTCTCGCCTCTTCTCTTAGACTGATGAATGGATACATGGAAGAGGTGCTACGTGGTGGTTGAGATGAGACGCATTACTCTCAAGGATCTCCCTGTCTACCCTCTCTACGATGAGCTATACCTCAGTCACGGGCATACGCGTTTGCAGGTGGATTGGTTGCTCCAGAACGGCACGCTCTATCGCTCTCTTCCTGTGTTTGTTCCAGACGACCCGTTTGGCGATACCTCCTGGTATCACGAGATGTTTTATCGGGATGGGGTCTACACGTTTGTGAAGTATGCGCCAGGCTATCATGCTGATGATGAACCCGACCCGTCCAAAGTGACGATGAGGCAATACAAGACGCTGAATGAGTTGTTCGAGGGCGAGCAGGTGAGGAATATAGCCGATTGTGCTCATGATGTGAGTGATCCTGGGTGGCACTGGACACATTACGCGCCTGCAGTCCTGGTGAGTGGAGGTCGTGAGTGATGGTTATCACAGGTGAGATGCTAGTGCAAGCGGCGTTGACGGCATTCTTTGTGGTGTTCTTCTTAGCGATTATCTCGTTGTTGTTTGGACGCTGGATGTGGCCCAAGCCGTAGGCAATTCACTAGGGTGGAATAGGTGGTAGGTGTGGCGGAGAAGTATGGGCAAGTGCAACTGGAAGAAACGCCTAAATCAGCAGCAGCATTCTATGAGTACTGTTTGCTCGGTGCTGATCGCAGTTTAGCAAAACTTGCTCAAAAACTCGGTAAGTCAACGGCATATATACGGTGTCTGGAAACGTGGTCATCGCACAATAGGTGGCAGGAACGGGTCAGAGAATATGACGCTGAGCAGGCAAGATTTCAAGGAGAAGCCATCCTCCAGGAGCGTACAAAAATCCTCAAATTTCGTTATGCGCTTATGCACAAGCGCATTGAACAACTTGACCGCATAGCACAAAAACTCCTCGATTATGCCGAAGACGAAGAAAAAGTATGGCTCCCCGATGTGAAAGCTATTGGCAATGGACCAGGCGCTGAACGTGTTGATCTAGTGCAGTTCAACGATGCCCTCTTCCGAGAAATCCGTGCGCACTTTGCCGATATCGCATCTGAACTGGGTGAGCGTGTCAAAAAGACCGATACCACCGTTACGGTAATCCCAAAGACCTACCTTGATCTTGATCCTGATGAGGACGGGAGCGAAGAGTGATGGGAGCAGTGATGAGCGCTCCGAAAGAGCAACGACCCTACAAGCGATACGGTGCTGCATTGACTGCATGGAAATCTCGACGGCGTGAGCTGGTGCTTTCTGGTCCTGCTGGAACTGGCAAGAGTCGCGCCTGTTTAGAGAAACTTCACTTCTGCGCTGACAAATATGCTGGCATGCGTGGGTTGATCGTGCGTAAAACACGGACCAGTGTCACGCAAACAGCAATGGTGACATTCGAGCAGAAAGTGTTACCTGAAGGGTGGCTTGGAAACATTATCCACTTTCGCTCAAGCGAGCAAGAGTATCGATATCCCAACGGCTCCATTATTGCCGTTGGCGGGCTAGATAAATCATCCAAGATCATGAGTTCCGAGTGGGACATGATCTATGTACAAGAGGCAACAGAACTAAGCGAGGATGGATGGGAATCGCTGACCACACGCTTACGTAATAATGTGATGCCTTATCAACAACTTCTTGCTGACTGTAACCCTGGACCTCCTACCCACTGGCTCAAACTTCGCGCTGATCGTGGTCTTGTGTTGATGTTGGAGTCCAGACACGAGGATAATCCCTCCGTTACTCCTGAGTATATTGCTACCCTGGATGCACTCACAGGTGTGCGCTATCTCCGTTTACGCAAAGGAATATGGGCAGCGGCTGAGGGATTGGTATATGAGGAGTGGAATCCCGCCATACATAAAGTCTCACGCTCGAAGCTGGTGGAATGGCAGATCCTTACATCGACAGGGGCGATGAATCGTAATGGAGCAAGGCGGGTTATTGCTGGTGTGGACTGGGGATGGAAGAATCCTGGAACCATCCTCGTTTTTGCTCTAGATGCTGATGATCGTTTGTTTCTCATCCACGAGGTGTATCGAACACAGCGTACAGATGACTGGTGGACAGAGCAAGCGGTGCAACTCAAGAAGATGTATGGCATTAGTGAGTTCATCTGTGATCCTGCTATGCCTGCCTATATCGCCAAGTTCAAGCTCGCAGGCTTAAATGCTATCGAGGCGAACAATGAGATCGCCGCTGGTGTCAACGATATGCGCGAATGTCTCCAGATAGCCAGCGATGGACGACCGCGTTTTTATGTCTACGAATATGCGCTGAGAGATCGTGATGAGACACGTGTTGAGAAGTATCTCCCGTTTTGTTTCGATGGGGAAATCTTGGAGTATGTGTGGCCGAAAGATCAGGAGGGGAAACCCGTTAAGGAATTACCAGTAGCGGTGAACAATCATGCGTTAGACGCCTCTCGCTACGTATGCCGGTGGTTGAGTAAAGACACGCCCTCATCAGCACACCATCTTTTGGCAATAAATCGTCGTGTTGAGTTGGACAGGAGAAGAAGGGTACAACCTATCCAGTCAGTGCAAAGAGGATGGCCGCAATGAGCAAGGTTAACCTCTCGGAGTGGACACCGGAGCAAATTGACGAGTTTGAACAGCTCTTCCGTGACCTCAAAAAGATCTATGGGAACGAACCACTCGCATTGACGCCAGAACAAAGAGACATCGCTGTTCAATTGGGATTGATACCTCCCTTATCAGTAAAGGTAGAGGTGGATTTCAAAGGGGAAAAATGTCGGGGGTTTCTTCATTTGGATGACAATGATGTCTACAGGGGGATGGTATATCTAGTTGAAGAGGAGAAAGAAATTCAATGACAGAAGTACAAACCGAGCAAACATCTTTAGACCAAATCAATACACCACTGAAAACCAATGTGATCTTTATCATCGACGAATCTGGTTCGATGGCATCTGCCGCCAGTGACGTACGAGGCGGGTTTAACACCTATGTCCAGACGCTGAAAGATGATAGCAACGAGTACTCTCTCACCGCTCTCAAGTTTGGGACAAATGTAAGACCCTTGTTTACTAATTTACCACTCAGTCAGGTACCAGAACTCACGGTAGCGAACTATAGACCGCTAGATGGGACTGCCCTCTATGACGCCATTGGGTATGGGTTCGCCTCCACGAAACAGCAGTCCACTGATCCGGTGAAGCCAGATGAAGCCGAGCGGTATCTGATGATCATTATGACTGATGGCTTCGAGAACTCTTCCCGTGAGTTTGACAAGGAGACCATTGTCAAGAAGATGAAAGAGCATGAGGCATCTGGATACTGGACGTTCGTGTATCTGGGAGCAGATCAAGATGCATGGCCTATTGCATCCCAGTTGGGATTTGCTCAGGGGAATGTGATGAGTTACGCCAGTGCTGATACCGGTTCAACGTTCTCTGAATTAGCATCATCAACCACAACTACCAGCAGTTCTGGACACGCACAGACGCGCCGCTTCTTTGGCGGGAAATAATAATGGATGAGTTCATACGAGATGTCATCACCAAACTGACACAAGCGCGAGTCAATGCTGGTCTGACACAGGCTGAAGTGGCCGAGCGCATGGGGACAAAACAAGCGTCTATTGCTCGGATGGAGAATGCTCTCAATGGGTCATTCTCTCTACGTCGGATAGCTGACTACGCCCTAGCGTGCGGGGTAGTTCCATGTCAGTTTGCCCATAATGAACCTTTAGAGTTTCATCTCATTTCTTTGGAACTTGCCTATGAGTTCACCCTTGTTGATCCACAAAAGCCAATGACATGGAAGAATTTCACGGCGTGGGTGTCAAAGCGAGTCTGGGAAGGTGCCCCGCCTGTGTATACTGTGTCGAGTACGTGGCATTGGGATGGGAGGAGTATAGCGGCATGAGTGATGAGAAGAACCTCGTCATGGCACCAATGAAGGTGAAGAACCTCTGCATCATTGAGTGGTGCTATCTCTGCAACAAGGCAAAGGCAGCATCCTACACGCTTGTCGATGCCTCTCATAGTGCGGATGAGGGTGTGCAAGATCTTCCATCAATGTGCTCTTGTGAATGGTGGGGGCAAAACTTCACGACGAGTCATGTGGGATGGAACCCGTCGCCTAGTACTTACCATGTGGTACAACCTCCTCCTGTCACTCCTACCTACTCATTCAAAGCCTATCAACTCACGGAGTATGATCTGCAGCGTATACGGCAGATAGTTGCTGAAGAGGTCAAGAATGTGTTGCAAGCAGTGAAGGAGGGGCATGCTGGTGAGTAGCAAGAACACAGTATGGATCAGCGACCCGACCACTGGTCGCTTGTTACAATCTGAACCCGTGTCGGGTACTGTTGTGGTTACAGCACGTCTGGTACAAGAGGATATTGAAGTGATACGCCATATTGTTGAGGAAGTGGTTGAGAAGGCGTTTCGGAAATGGCTTGATACCAATCTTGCAGTCGATGAGTTTGCCTATGAGCATCTCCGCGACATGGCGAAAGCATCTTTGCCTATGAGTGACGAGAGACTTGCTGGGATGGACTCATAGCAGTGCTGAGAGTGGGAGGTGTGATGTGGCAGAGAAACATGAAGGCGGAGACAACCGAGCATTTGAGCAGAAACGGATAGCAGGCGTCCAGAAGCCTCGTCTGTTTCAGCATGTCCCTCATCCTCATGTCCCTCACAATGTGAACCTCCTCCATGAGGCAGAGAAGGCCAGCTCCTCGCTTAACGACAGGATTGCTATTGCATTGACCAAAGGTGTGGGGAGTATGACTTGTGCCTATATCTTCGCTGTCCTGGCTCTCCTGGGGTTGCCGGGTTTGCTTCCACCTGTTGTTGCGCAGTGGGTCCAGTGGATCTCTCAGACATTCATTCAACTTGTCATGTTGAGCATTATCATGGTTGGTACTGGACTCTTGGGACGACATCAGGAACTGCAATCGGACGAGCAATTTGAGACAACAACGAAAACGTACAACGATATCGGGCAAATCATCGAACATCTTGGGAAACAGGATGAAGAGTTACTCAAGCATACCGCTATTCTCACCGCAATAGCACAGATGATGAGTGGAGAGGGAACACATGGCGATTCCACCAAATAAACCGAAGAATGGAGGCGATCCACCTCGCCCAATTCTGTTGCATCGTATGAGGCGATTTGTTGTGACGTTCAACAATCGGAAGAAGAGGGGTGCCTACCCTGCTCAGTCTCATACTGCTGAAGGGTGCGTTGCGACCAATGGAGAGGTTGCCATTTTTACCGATGACTTCCATAGACGTGGATTTCGCAGTGTAAGTGAGATGTGCAGCGCATTAGAAGAGTATGGGGACTGCAACGTGTCCTGGGTGCCTGAGAATGGGTTGACCGCGCTCTCTCCTGTGACCCGTCGCCTCCTCTCCCAATTTATCGTAGAAGCCTTTCAGGAGGGTAGGGTACAGGATACCCTCACCCGTTTTGCCGTTCCTCCTGACACGATGAAAGGCGCGATTGAGGAGTTGAAGCAGTTGATGGTGGAACTACAGGAGAAGCCAGTATGAGTGATCTCACCGTGAACCCTGACTTCAAGGTGGACACACGGGAACGCCTCATCACCATCTCTAACAAGGATGCGGTGATCTTGATCTGCCCCATCTGCGGCAATACCAAGAATGTCTTTCTCCACGCCATTCCGCTGCATAGCGAGATGGAGCCACAAGCGCGACTCAAGACGGGCATGATTCAATACCCGTTCTTCCAGCAATGTCACTGCAACAAGCAGACACCTGTCGTAGACCTGCAAAAGATATTGCGAGATATCTCAACGGCTCTTGCTACCTGTAAGACCATCGATGATGCTCAACGCCTGTTGCAGACACTGGCGAGCCGTGAGGAAATGAAGGAGTCATCATGAGCAAAGCTAAACAAGCGGCGCAGCGTCTTGCTCGTATCAAGCTGCGCTCTATTAGGCGATGGCGCTGCCAAGTCTGTAAAGGTGTCCGTCGAGTGGAGCCAGAACGCACAGATGAGATCCCGGTGGAACTGGAGGGATGTCACTGGTGCGTCTGTGGCGAGCATAATGAATACCGAGCACATATTGAGGCATGGCGGAATTGGTTAGTAGCGCGAGGGAACAAGGTAGCAGCATTATGAGGTGGTTCTGGCAGAGAGAAGCGCAACCGAAAGACGAGCATCCTATGCAGGAGATCTGGGATGAACTTGAAGAAGGTGGCAGTGGGCAATCGAATAGCGCATTGCTTACTCTGATGAAGTCATTGGAGAGACAACTGCCTATCTCACCGCTCACATGTTTACCCTATGATCCTGCGCTCATCAGGTATGATCCACCGCAGGGTGGGAGTGTTATTGCTCCTCCTCCTATGTCACGCGTTGACCATAGGTTGATTGGGTACAAGAAATATGAGCGATGATGTAGGGATGGATGCTCTCAACCTTTCAGAGTGGAATGCCGATCAGATTGACCACTTTGAGCAAGTCATCCTGGCACTCAAGGAGATGAACGGCGATAAACCGTTTGCACTACGACCAGAGCAGAGAGCAATTGCCATCCAGTTGGGGATTCTAGAGCCATTATCCGTAAAGGTGGAAGTGATGCTTGAGGGAAAGCCGTACACAGGGACATTGCACCAAGATGGTGATGTGTATCGAGGTGAGGTCTGCTTGGTAGAAGGTAAGAGCGTATGAGTGAGTATAGATTTGAGATTGTGAAGGACCAAGACGTTGACTGTTTGCATGTCCTGGTTGGTGATGAGGAGATTGTTGACGCTTCTATCCCACTTTGCGATATCCAGACAGCAATGTACCATGCTGGAGTCAAATGGGATCTGCCTAGTGTAGGGCGTATCAAGATCAGCGCTGGTGGTATTGAACAGTATAAAAATGGTTTACGAGTCTGTTTTCCTCAATTTGATTTCTGCCAGTCAATGATTACTGATGCTGATACCGGTCAATGCCTAAGTTTTGTGAACGGTATAGAGATCAGTAGCACCATCCCTCATGGCACGATTGTCAAACTCTTAGTCGCAGATTTTGAGTTAGATTGCCATATCCAGCAGCAGTTGAAACGTACTGGTGATTGGCGAATAGAAGATGCGCGAGCGAGCATCAAAGATCTGCAGCATCAACTTGAGGATATTGATAAGTGGTCTGAGATGCTGCGATTCAAGATCCAACAGTTGGAAGCAAAGCAAACTGGATTACTTACTCTTGCAGATATTGACCAGTGGATGGACATGATGTCTGAGGAAAAGAGTGAAACATGATACAAGAAGACCCATCTCAAATAAGACAACGCATGGCTCTTGCCACTGCTGTCCGTAATGCCGCCACACATCAGTGCATTTTCACCGTAGATGGCTCAGAGTACGCCTATATAGATGGAGCACTTTATAGGGTAACACCTGGCACGTCGCAGTTCCAGCGTGGATATGCTCCGGTTTCCCTACGCGTTGAAGAACTATTTGGGATGTCAGATGAGGATATTTGGGTAAGGGTGATGGGGGAGTAAGCACATGACGACAACGTGGCCAATAGAGATAGACACAACCAAAGATGAGCAAGAGCAAAACCGTATATGGATTCGGAACTATTTGTCTTACTTAGGGTATGATATCGAAGAATCATGCCCTCTTTTGGATGAGATCTATTCGCTTTATATGGGCAATAAGCTGCGTATTGGGAGACATGAGAAAAACGGTCGCCTCCCACTCATCTGCAACAACGAAAATAAGACCTCATTACGTAAGGACAAAAATCTCTATAGATGGGATAGCGGGCACCTCCTCCTTTGGCCCATTCATATTGTTTTGTGGAGATATAAATGGTGGCGAGAAGAATATGGTCCAAAACTCTGCTCTGGGAAGCGGGTAGTTGATTACACACAAGAAGGTGTACAGATCTTTGCTTGGAGTGTGCGTTTGGGACCAGTCGGAATAAGCGCTCGCACCGAATCGAAAATACGATGGTCATTCTGTTGATTGCGACGTAGGGATGATGTGAGTGTAGTGGAGGTGGAAGCGTGAGCAGGCGAAAATTCCGAAAAAAGCAGATGACCCTGGATAGAGCAAACCAGATGGCTCTGCCTGGTGGGGCAATGATGTATGTACCTCCAGGGGGCGCACAGTCAACCTATTCGCAGACGTTTTACGGGTCTCGCACAAAAAATACTCCCACAGGTCAAGTAGCACTTTTCACACCTGGAAGTCCATTGCAGCCGCAGCAAGGGATAAACCCTAATGGGCAACCCATTGCTTACCGTTATCCTTTCTCCTTCAATACGTTCCCGGTTGACCGTACAAGTCAAAACCCTGATATACCCTCTTTTCAGCAGTTACGCAACTTAGCGAAACTCTACAATGGAGTGACTCTTTGCGAACGCTGTTGGCTTGATCTCGTCCCTCGGATGAAACTCAAAATTGAACTCAAACCTGAATATGCGGCGCTTGGTGCCGATGAAAAAGACTATCAGGCAGACATTTCTTACTTCCTCACCTGGTTTGAGTCTCCTGATAAGATGCATGACCTCCACTCATGGCTTCGCATGTGTCTCCGCGAGCAAACTCAAATTGATGAACTATACATCTACAAACGGAAGAAGCGTGGTGGTGGTTTACATGCATTAGAGTTGGTTGCAGGCGATCAGGTCAAACCACTGCTTGATGATTGGGGCAAGATCCCGCAGCCACCTGATTTTGCCTACCAGCAATATCCCTGGGGCATACCGGGCGCATGGTTCAGATCCGATGAGATGATCCACTATCAGGAGTCTCCTGCTGCCGATAATCCTTACGGTCAGAGTCGTGTTGAGCGCATTATCATGCTGGTCAACCAGGGTCTCCGCAAGCAAAAGAAAGACCTCTCACACTTCACTGAAGGGAACATTCCGAGCGGCATGATGCTTGTCCCGGATGATGCCACCTGGACACCAGATCAAATTGACGCCTTTGAGCAAGCCTGGAACGCGTTACTCGCAGGAAATGCACAGCAACAAGTACGGATGAGATTTACCCAACCAGGGATGAAGTATCAACCATTCGAGCAGTATGGGCTTGATCCAACCTTTGACAAGTTCATTCTCAACATTGCCGTGAGCGCGTACGGCATGAGTATGCAGGATCTGGCGTTTACTGAGGATATCCATAAGAGCAGTGGTGACTCTCAACAAAATGTCACGTATAGGCGTACCATTGATCCTCTCGCCGTAGTGTACGCCTCCTTCCTCACCCAGTCCATGAATACTGACTTCCCACCTGAGTATCATGGTGAGATGTTTCAAGCGAGCTTTGGGGGCTATGATGAGGAGGAAGATGTATCTGAGTTAGCAGGTGCATATAGTACATTAGTG